GTATATATTACAAACCTATTACATACATTTACAAGGACTTGTGCCGTCTTTCTGAAAAAAACTTGTAATTTTGTGAACGTATCTTTTAAGTACGCATAAAATAGCTCACATATTTATTTTATTAAGATATGAATATAAACACACACATTCGACTATTACTTGTTCCGATTCTATCGGTTGTATTGTTTTCCTGTGGTGAATCTCACTTTCTGAAGGAGGAGGCTTACCGGAATCAGGTGTTTCAGGATTTTGAACAGAAGCAGAGGGCACTTCCTCATGGAGATTTGTTCGCAATCTTTTCCGATTCGACTTTGACTCTTTCCGAGCGTGAAGCTCTGATGTTTTTGTATGCCTATATGCCGATAGGGGATATTACGGATTATTCCGGAAATTACTATCTGGAGAATCTTCGTCTTTCCGAGCAGGCCCGTAACGAAATGTCTTGGGGAAAAAACGTCACCGATGAATTATTCCGGCATTTTGTTCTGCCTATCCGGGTGAATAATGAGAATCTGGATGATTCGCGAAAAGTGTTTTATGGAGAATTGAAAGAGAGGGTGAAAGGCCTTTCGATGAAAGATGCAATTCTGGAAGTGAACCACTGGTGTCATGAGAAGGTGGTGTATCGTCCGAGTGACGCCCGCACTAGTTCGCCTTTGGCTTCAGTAAAGACGGCATACGGGCGTTGTGGGGAAGAATCCACTTTTACTGTTGCCGCATTGCGTTCCGTTGGGATTCCTGCGCGTCAGGTTTATACTCCCCGTTGGGCACATACCGATGATAACCATGCGTGGGTAGAGGCTTGGGCAGACGGTGAATGGTATTTCTTCGGGGCTTGCGAACCGGAACCGGTCTTGAATCTGGGTTGGTTTAATGCGCCTGCAAGTCGTGGAATGCTGATGCATACCAAGGTATTCGGACGTTATAACGGTCCGGAGGAGATTATGCTCGAAACTCCTAACTATACTGAAATCAATGTAATAGGGAATTATGCTCCGACGGCAAAAGCCGTGGTGACGGTGACAGATGCGAATGGGAAACCTGTTTCCGGAGCCAAAGTTGATTTTAAGGTGTACAATTATGCCGAGTTTTATACGGTAGCTACCAAATACACTGGTACCGACGGCCGGGCATCGTTGACAGCCGGTAAAGGAGATATGTTGGTATGGGCTTCCGCTGACGGGGCATTCGGCTTTTCTAAGTTGTCTTTTGGTAAAGAAGATACTTTGAATTTGGTTTTAGATAAGAAAGGAGGAGAAGCATATACATTGGATTTGGATATCACTCCTCCGGTTGAAGGAGCCAATTTGCCTGAAGTAACTCCGGAACAGCGTGCCGAAAATGATCTTCGTTTGGCTAAGGAGGATTCTATTCGTAATGCGTATGTTGCCACGATGCTGACGGAAGAACGTGCAAAAACTGCGTTGGCTTCGTTTCAACAAGAAGGTATTGCCGATACGGAACAGTTTGTGAAAATGTTGGTCGCTTCGCGGGGAAACTATCAGACGTTACTTGATTTCCGGAAGTCGGCAACCGAATGTGATAGAGAAGGACTTGCTTTGCCCTTATTACAACAACTTTCTGCAAAGGACTGGAGGGATGTCTCTTTGGAAGTATTGGAAGATCATTTGAAGAATGCTCCTGATCCTCAGGAAACGGACTTATGGGCATGTGCGGAGATTGCCAATCCACGTGTAGAGAATGAAATGTTGACACCTTACCGTTCTTTTTTCAAGAAAGTCATTTCAAAGGAAGAAGCAGGGGAGTTTATAAAAGAACCGATACGGTTGGTAGAATGGTGTAAGAAGGAAATCCAAATCAATAATGAGTTGAATTCGCAGCGTATACCTATGTCGCCGATAGGAGTGTGGAAAGCGCGTGTAGCAGATGAAAAGTCGCGTGATATCTTCTTTGTGGCAATGGCACGTACTTTAGGTATACCTGCTCGGATAGATAAGGTGACAGGGAAAGTGCAGTATACTGATAAGGAGGGACATACTTTTGATGTGAATTTCTCTACAAGTTCTCCTGTACAGGCCACTACCGGCATATTGCGTGCTGCTTATAAACCTATTGCCTCATTGCCCGATCCGAAGTATTATTCTCATTTTACGCTTTCCAAGTTCAAAGACGGGGTATTCCAACTGTTGAATTATGATGAGGGGGATGTAGATATGGGAAAAGGTGCTACGTGGGCGAATCTTCTAAAGAATGGAGCAAAACTGGATTCCGGGTATTATATGTTAGTCACCGGAAGCCGTATGGCAAGTGGTGCAGTGCTTTCCAATATCACTTTCTTTAATGTGAAACCGGAAGCGACTACCGATATTGAATTGGTGATGAGAGAAAGCAAAGAACAGGTACAGGTGATTGGAAATTTTGATTCGGAATCGCTCTATCGTCCGTTAGGAGATGAAGAAATACAATCAACATCACAAAGTATTCTACAAACTTGTGGAAGGGGATATTTTGTTGTCGGTGTGTTGGGAGTAGGGCAGGAACCTACCAACCATGCTTTGAGAGACATTGCTGCTTTGGGCAGTGAGTTTGAGAAATGGGGTAGAAAGATTGTTCTTCTTTTCCCCTCCGAGGAACAATACAAGAAGTTTCATCCTGCGGAGTTTCAGGGACTACCTTCTACTATTGCTTATGGGGTAGATATAGACAATCGTATCCAAAATCAGATTGCTAAGTCGATGAATCTTTCTAATTCGGATATTCTTCCTATGTTTATTATTGCCGATACGTTCAACCGGGTGGTCTTTGTATCTCAAGGATATACTATCGGACTGGGAGAACAACTGATGAAAACCATTCACGGGTTGTAGAAAAATGTAGGATAGGAAGGTAGTAATGTAGTGTGACAGAATGCAATATTCGTTAATTCTCTCTATCGGGCGCACTTTTGTGCGAATTAATTGTTACGTTTGTAGGAGAGTTATTATGAAGTATCTATTGTGCATACTGTCACTTGCATTTTTACTTGTTGGAGTAGGTTTGTTCTCCAATGAAGAAGACTTGCAGGGATTTCGGGAAGAAACCGGAGTCCCGGTTCTTTGTGACGTCTCGCCTACCGGATTTTCTTCGGCACCTGCGGAACATTATGATTTCGGCATATTGACTGCTTTTTCTCTTCCAAGAAACATATCTCCTGTCCGTACACTGAAATTTAATGATATACCTACGATTGTACAGTTGTTGAGTTCTAGAACTTTCCGTCTATAGGGGGCACAGAACGAACCGGTTAAACTTTGAATGTTGATGATCGGGGCGCAAACCCTTTATTGATAGGCGTTTCAGAAGGATATGACACGGAGACTGATTTAAAACGAAAGGTTTTTTGCTTTACACTTGCTTTACTATTGCTTTAATCAAATAACAGTTCGATATAAGCAAATGCGGCCCGCCCTTTGCTTTTCTCTTTACTTTGCTTATCATTTACCTTTGAATATATATAAGGCTGCTAGAGCATCCCAAAATGGGGTGGTTAAACAGCCTTATTTATTTCCTCTTTTTGCTGTACCTATTTTAGTAGTTTAACACTGCAAATACTTCCATATACTTATTATTTGGTACTTTTGCACAAATCAAAATTCTAAAAAGCATGAAGAAAACCGATACAAAAGTGATACTTGTTCACCTGATTTTTGAAAAGCGCAATTATGCCTTCGGAAGTATTTCCGCGATCTTTGATAGCTCAGAAGGATTGGACGAAAAGACAATAGGTATAACAAAAAACACACTATTGCACGCCGGACTATCTGACGGAAACCCTAGAGCCACTTCACGGGCTATAATACAACAGTTACCCCTTATTAGGTGCAAAAGATAATAGTTTGTAAAACAGAATATTAAAGCCGTTAGAATGGTGTTCATACAACATCTTCTAACGGCTTTAGTTTTGACGTTAAATTCATAAGGGGGACAAAAAGAGGGTCATAAAAGAGGGGCTAAAATAATGTTAAAAGAGGGTCAAAAGGGGGGCAAAAGTATGTTTGTTGACGCATGAAAACAGATACAACGCTACATAAAAACATCTATTTTGGCAAAAAAAGTCTCTTAAATGGGTAGAAAAAGCCATTTAAGAGACGTCTATTATTGTTTTTATACTGGTTTAACATCTTGTCATTCAGAGAATTAAACCAATTCTATTTCTTTGATTTTCTTATAATTGCGTGCGTGTGTCCAATTTGGGGTTATTCAAGGCATACCGCACCAACCACAACAGCAAGACCGGTGATTTCATCAACTGGTATTTCAAAAGGTGGATAATCCTTATTATCAGATATAACCCGTAAATGTTCTTTATCTTCACCTGGCATGATGCGTTTCACTAACATACCCTGTTCACGGGTAGCAATTACATGGCATTTATTCCATTGAATGAATTTTGTTTCATGTAGAACCGTACATGCAATAACATCACCTGAATTATATCTAGGATACATGGATAATCCTGTAATTTCAATCATAAAATCAACATGGCAATTTTTGAATTTAGGTATTACATAATAGTCTTTTATGTCGTCTTCTTCTATGTTAAAGTCAGCGCATCCAAAACCTGCTGCAACTTTTGTAGATACTAAAGGAATAGGGTTTAAACCATTGCGTGCAGCTTCAGCAAATGGAATGGCTTTCGGTTTATTTAAAACATCTGTAGATGACGTTTTGAATGTTGTTATCATTTCCCTTTCTCCTACAGTCTCGCAATTTGTATCTCCTTCCCCGACTGGAAATGTTGATGATAACGTTAAATCCTTACGAATATTAATCATATCAGTAATCAAGTCTCCATTGCCTAAAACTAACCATTCCGCAGAAATATTTGCATTTGCGCACACTTTTTCAAGTACGTCAAATGACGGTTTTCCTCTTCTTGCCCCAACAACATTCTCTACAACAGTAGGGCTGATTCCAACTGCATTAGCAAAGGCCCTTTTATTTCCACCGAATAACACTTTTATAATTGTCTCAAAACGTTCATTTATATTCATAAGCGTACAATGTATTGCTATTTGCAAATATTTTATTCGCTTTTGTTTGTTTATTCGCAAATGCGTATTATATTTGCATCGTGTTAAAGTTATTAACGGGCGGTAAATATAAGAAAAACGCCTGAAAGTTCAACAATTAAAGCAGTGAATTATGGAAGCTTGGTTTGAAAAAGGACAGAAAGTGAAAGTAACAACCAAAAGCGGTAATAGTATTGAAGGTACTGTAAAAGATTGGGATTACAATTATTGTACGTTTGAAAAGGAATATGCCATTGGCTACCTGAAGAACGGTGAGGTTTGGACTATGATAGGCGTACCCGAAAAGAATATAATACTAATCTAAAAATAAGGAGAAACAGCCATGATTAAGAAAACATTAAAGTGTGAAGTCAAAAGCAACGGCTACATTATCAGTTCAACAATAGAATACCGCTTATTCGGCATCCTATTGTATAAGAAAGAATATTTCTATCCGCCTGAAGGTAGCCGGGGAGAATATTCTACTCGTTGAGCCGTTCGAGGACTTTATCTACTTCCTGCTCAAATTCTTGAATAGAAATAGTTGTATCCAACAGTGATGTTTTACCTTCCAGTTTCTTTTCAATCCGTTTGAGTTTCATGTAGATTACAATTTGTTGGGCGGTAATACGCTTTAAGTCTGATTTTTCCATATAAATCTGAATTTTAGTTTGATATGCTACAAATGTAGCAAATCTTCCGTAGTTCGTGAGAATAGCGGAAGATAATTTTAAAAAGGTTATTCATAATAAAACGATATAGTGATGAAAAAGCATATTTATTTAGACAAAGCCGGAAAAGGTAAATTACGTCAGGTATTCGGATGTACTGATGTAATGGTGTGGAAGGCTTTGACATTTGAAAGCGACAGCGATTTGGCACGCAAGATACGCTTTACGGCTATGAAAGAGTTTGGCGGTGTATTAATGGGTGACGGTGTTTATTCGGGCTTTGAGACCATACATGACACAACAACAATGACACAAATATTCAGTAGTCGTGTCAAAATTATCGCGCATAAGAATATAGACAAAGCTGCCGTATTGATTGACGGAGAAGTTAAGCAAACAGTGAGCGGTTTATCAATCCCTGAATTTATGAACCTTCAAAAAGAAGTGGCTAGAATAGCTTCTGAACTTCAGCTTTAAAGTTGCATTATGGAGTATTACGGAAAAATATTGTGTATATCAAAAGACGACCTGACGCGCGATGATCGGGCACTTGTGGGAACATACAAGATTGATGTAACCAAAGCCCCTATTATGAGTTATGAGTGCTATAAATCACTTCTCCGTCGCAAAAAAATGAAGGTTGTTCGTAAAGGCGTAGGCCGTGGGGTTACTGCTTTGGTTTCCGTGGATAGTCTGCCAGACAAGTATAAAAAGTTAGTTAAACAAAAATATGGTAGTATGGATGTCGAAATATTAAGAAATTGGTTTGCTTCTCATTGGGAAGTTGATGCTAATGCACGTAGTTTTTATTCCCGTTACCGCCTTGCATCCGGTAAACCTTTAGAACCGGAACAACAGCAGGAATACACATTAAATGCTTCTGCCTTGCAGTCTGTTATTCGTTTGATGAATGATGTTAAGATGAAACGGGCGGTTATGCAGAATAACAAAATACGCTGGGAAGAAATGACGGGTGCTATCAGCTTCTTTCAAGAAGAGTTCGGACACAATCTGCCGCTTTCTGTGGGCCGTTTCAAGAAGAAGGTTAAAGACTTTCAGGAAAATGGATATGACAGTCTGATAAGCAAGAAATTTGGTAATCAGAACACAAGAAAGGTTGATGTAAACATTGAACGTCTTGTACTAGGTTTGGCAACGCTTCCGAATAAGCCGTGGAACATTAACGTAGGTGACATGTATAACAAGTTCATTGACGGAGAATTACAAGTGTGCGACCCTGAAACCGGTGAAATCTTTAACGCTTCGAACTTTGTAGACAAGAAAGGAAATCCGATCAAACTTAGTCAGTCTACAATAAACAACTACCTGAACCAGCCGAAAAATCAAGTTTTAATAAACAGCAAACTTATGACATGGAGTACGTTCATGCACAATGAACGCCCGCATGTACACCGTCATGCCCCGGAATTTTCTTTCAGTAAGATTTCATTTGACGACCGCGATCTGCCGCGTAAACTGAAAGACACCAAACAACGGCCGAAAGCTTATTATGCTTATGACGTAACGAGTCAGTGTGTTGTCGGTTTTGCTTATAACCGCAATAAAAATGTGGATTTGGTCGTTGACTGTTTCCGTGACATGTTTCAACGCATAGAGCGTAACGGCTGGAACTGTCCGGCGCAGGTTGAAGTAGAAAACCACTTAATGAGCCAGTGGAAAGACAGTTTTCTGAAAGCCGGAACAATGTTTCCTTTCGTTCGTTTTTGTGCTCCTTTAAACTCACAGGAAAAATATGCTGAACCTTTGAACGGTGCAAAGAAGCGCAGTATTGAGCACAAGAACCATTTAGGAATCGGACGTTTCTATGCAAAGAATGAGAAATACAGGGCTGAAAGCAAGAAAATCAGTGACGAATATAACGATAACTATGAAGATAAGCAATATTACACGTGGGAAGAACTGATTGCTGACGATGTAGCGGACGTTATGGAGTTTAACAACTCATTGCATCCAAATCAGAAGAAATACCCTGAAATGACACGCTGGCAGGTTCTTGAAAGCAATATGAACCCCACCTTGCAACCGGTTGACAAGGCTATTTTATACCGCTACATCGGTGAACATGTAGAAACAAGTATCCGCCGTAATAGTTACTGCCGTGTAAACTATACAAATCTTTGGTTAAGTAGCCCGGAAGTGCTTGACCGGCTGGCACCAAATAACAGGACGGTGGATGCCTATTATTTGCCCGATGATGAAGGCAACATGGGTGATGTGTATATCTATCAAAATGGGGTACTACTTGACAAGTTAAGCAACGTCGGAACTTACAATACAGCCGATGTCGAGCAGACCGAAGTAGATGAACAAATAATGACCGAACAATTAAAAAAGATAAGCCAGTTTGATTCAATGACTAAAAAACAAGCGATAGCGCCTGTCGTAGTGATGAAAACTGAAACCGTGAAGAAAATAGAAACGGCAGTGGCAAAACCTGTACAGGTAAAAAGTATAGAAATGGATGCTGATACATTAATATCACGATTCAGCAACTACAAAGGCCGGGGACTGGCAGATACATAACAGCATTAGAATAACATTAAAACATTATTATAACATGGAAGTAACAAATGAAATCAAGCAGCGTATTCTTGAGGCTATAAAGGCAAATCGGGGAAACTATACATCAGACAACAAACATGCGGTTGCACTCGGCATTTCTCCAAGTGTCTATAATGTACTGAAGAAGGGAAAGACAGACAAACAGATAAGTGATACGAACTGGATTTGCATTGCACGCCGCTTAAATGTGTCCTTGACAAATGAAATCCAATGGCAGGCGGCACAAACTCCCACATTTACATATATAACGGAGCAGTTAACTATGTGTCAGGAAAGTGGTATTTCTGCCGTTTTGTGTGACCTTGCAAACATTGGTAAGACGTTCACGGCCCGTATTTATGTGAAGAATCATAAGAACGCCATATATGTAGACTGTTCACAAGTTAAAAGCAAACAACGCCTTATTCGCTTCATTGCGAAAGAATTTGGAGTGAATTACAATGGTAGATATTGCGATGTGTATGACGACTTATGTTTCTATCTTAAAACGCTGGAACACCCTTTAATAATTCTTGATGAAGCGGGTGATCTGCAATATGAAGCCTTTTTGGAACTGAAAGCCCTTTGGAACGCGACGGAACGCTGTTGTGCTTGGTATATGATGGGTGCTGACGGGTTAAAGGAGAAAATGAACCGGTCTATCCAATGTAAAAAGGTCGGCTATACAGAAATGTTTTCCCGCTATGGTGATAAGTATAGCAAAGTAACACCGGATAGCGGCGAAGAACGTGAAGCCTTCCTACAAGCACAAGCGGCAATGGTTATAAAACTGAATGCCCCGGAAGGTACAGAAGTGATGAAGGTAGTAAAACAGACAGGCGGCAGTCTTCGCCGTGTATATACAGAAATTGAAAAATTGAAAAAAAATGAAGCGAGCCTATTCTCCTAAAGAAATACAGTCAATGAATATTCCCAGCTTCCCATTTACTGACGAATGGGAAGCGGCTTTCGGAACGCCTGACAGAACAGGAACTTGGATTATATGGGGTGATAGCGGAAACGGGAAAAGTAGTTTTGTTATGCAGTTGGCAAAGTATCTATGTCAGTTTGATAAAGTCATTTATGACAGTTTGGAAGAAAGTACAGGGCTTTCACTTCAGAACAGTATCAACCGTTGCCGTATGGATGAAGTTAACGGCCGCTTTCAGATACTGGACCGTGAACCCATGGATGAATTATCAAAAAGACTTTCGAAGCGTAGAAGCCCCGGAATTGCCATTATAGACAGTTTCCAATACTCCGGCCTTACTTATGCCACATACAAAGCCATGAAAGAAAAGCATCGCAATAAATTACTTATTTTTATTAGTCATGCCGAAGGCGTGAAACCCGAAGGCCGGGCTGCTAAAAAGGTAGCTTATGATGCAGACGTGAAAATATTCGTTCAAGGCTTCCGGGCAATCTGCAAAGGGCGTTTTATAACCAAACCGGGCAATCACTTCACTATCTGGGCGGAAGGTGCTATACAATACTGGAATGAGAAATAACCATTAATAAATTTATAGTCATGGATGAAATTATTGAAGCAATTTTAAATGAAGCAATAAAGAAGGCCGAAGGCTTCTCTTTTAGCGAACAATCTTTCATTTATAGTGAAGTGTCCGAACGTCTCATGGGGCTTTCACATGATGCCCTGATGGCTGAATACGGTATGAAAGAGGAGGACTTTGTATGAAACGAAATTATTCACGTTTTTACGCCCTTCTCGGCCGTATGCCGACAACAGATAAAGATGGACTGAAAGTTGATTTAGTTCGTCAATACACCGATAATAGAACGGATTCTTTAAGAGAAATGACCGATAAAGAATATGATGCGATGTGTGACGGGATGCAACGACAGTCAAATGGTTATAAGGCCCGCGAGATTGCTCGTGAGGAATTGAGGCGCAAACGATCGGCTGCCCTGCACCTGTTACAAAAAAACGGCATTGACACGACCGACTGGCACCGCGTTAACGAGTATTGCGAAAATCCCCGCATCACCGGAAAGCCTTTTGGCAAACTCACTATTGATGAACTGGACCTGTTATGCATCAAATTA